TTAACTGGCTTTTTTGATATGCGGAAGATCGAAGGCTTTGCGCAATGCACGAACAAATGCTTTATCGTGGCAGATGGTTTTACCCGGGCTGTCAGATAACTTCGCCACCGGTTTGCCGTTACATTCCACCAGCTTAATAACGATATTGAGCGGCTTAACCTGCGGAATGTCGCATGTTAGCCGTGTCCCAATACCAAAACTCAGCTGTACGCGGGAAGAGAAGTGGCGGTAGAGTTCAATCGCTTTTTTCAGATCGAGATTATCTGAGAAGACCAGCGTTTTGCTTAGCGGATCAATACCCAGTTTTTCATAATGAGCAATGGCTTTTTCACCCCATTCCACCGGATCGCCTGAGTCATGGCGTAACCCTTGGTAGCGGGTAGCGAACTCAACGCCAAAGTCGCGTAAAAATGCGTCCATGGTGATGCAATCGGTCAATGCAATGCCGAGTTGATCAGGGTATTCATTTAACCAGGCTGCCAGGGCTACGCGCTGGCTGGTGGCAAGTTCTGGACTGATTTGCTGATGAGCCTGGAACCACTCATGCGCCTGCGTACCCATTGGGGTTAATGACAGGCGGCGGGCCAGATCGTAGTTACTGGTGCCGACAAACCAGGGCTCTTGCTGCAGGCGTTTAACGATAGCCTGCTGTACTTCGCGCGAAAAACGACGACGCGTACCGAAATCCATCAAATGGAAGCGGGACATATCGACATCTTTCGTTAAAGCAGAGAATTCTACTAGTTTGCTTTCCAGCTCATCGAGTGCCTGCGGGACGCCTGATTCAGGTGAACGGTAACGATGTACCAGTTCGCTAATCACCGCTAACAGCGGGACTTCCCACATGATCACTTCACGCCACGGACCGGTTAAGCGGATGTTTAGCTTGCCGTTATCATTGGTGACGCAAACCTGTTCCTGGTTATAGCGGAAATCACGTAACCAGGTGAGGTAATCAGCTTTAAAGAAAGGCAGGCCGGAGAGCCACTGGTACTCATCCTCCTGCAGTCGCAGGTGCTGCATAGCATTCACCTGCTCACGAATAGAATCGGCATAAATACCGAGCAGGTCATCGCCACGGCAACGAAATTCAGCCGCTACTTGTACATCATAGTAGTGGTGAAAAACGGCTTGCTGCATATGCAACTTATAAGCGTCTGTATCCAGCAGCGAGTGCAGAACAGGAGAAGCGAATTGTGTCATAGGTGCGCAGTAGCATCCTCTCACGGGAGCGTTTAGTACAATAAACAACTAAGAAAACCGCTGGAGTATACCCTGTTTAGCGATTTATTGAACCCCGATCACACCATAAGCTCTCTTTCTGGTCGAGGGCAATTCGTGCCACGTGTTATGAAAATGTAGCGATACCACCGCTAACCACTTGATTTAAATGCTATCTACTGTGCTGATACAATGCTTTGGGGCAGTGATGGGGCAAAACGTGAAAGAGCCTGGTTGAGCAGTGAAACCTGTTCGGCACTCTTTTCTGACATCCACCTTCCATACACCTTGTAAACCATCTGAGCATCGGTATGCCCCATCTGAGTTGCTATAAAGTTTGGGTTTGCACCAGCTGATAATGACCAGCACGCATAGGTATGCCGTGACTGGTACGCGTTACGGTAGCGAATACCCGCGCGCTTGATTATCGGGGCCCAAATTTTATTAATGGAATTAACCGCGTAGTGATATCCTGTGCGAGGTCCACGTTTGACACATTGAGGGCTGAATACGAAAGTGCACGGTTGTATGACGGACTGTCCATACTCACGCAATTTCACTTCAACCTCATACTGCCGGCCAAGGCGTGTCAACTGGGCCTGATCCCTCAGGGCATCAATAGCTGGTTGTATGAGATAAATCACCCTGTCAGTTCCTGCCTCGGTTTTTGGCAGGGTGAACTCATACGTTTGGGTCAGGTTACGTTTAACCGTAATGGTACCCGCAGTGAGATCGATATCTTCCCATGCAAGACCACATAATTCCCCATGCCTCATTCCGGTATAAACGGCAACGGTCCAGAGGTTACGCATCTGCTGGTGGCCACATGCCTGAATGAACCTGATGAACTCGTCTGACGTGAGTGGATCGGGTTCGTCTTTAGCCTTCCTGAGTCTGTTAATTCCGCTAAACGGGTTTTCCTTTGCATAACCGTTATCAGCTCCGAACTGGAAGATCTCGGCCATCAGCATCATGTAATTATTCACCGTGGAAGACTTCCGGCCTTTTACCTGTGTCCGGTGATCCTTCTTCATTACATGGAAGCCCGTCAGCAACTCTTTCCTGACATACAGCAAATCTTCAGTGGTAACCGCAGAAACCATTTTATTTTCGCCGATGCGCGGAAGCATGTTTTTTATGATGGATTCGTACCTACTCATGGTGTTAGAGCTGATCTCCATTCTCTTCAGCTCTGACCATCTTTCTGTAAGCTCCAGCACAGTAATTTCCTTTCTATCCTGACCGAACCGGGCAAGGTTCGGTGAGTTTGGGAATTTTTCTGCATAGTTAAAATTTCCCATCCTTATCGCAAAACAAACCGAAGAACGCAGCTCACCAGCTATCTTGCGATTTTTTGCAGTGTCAGGGACACCGAGGTTTTCCCTGACACGTTTACCTTTATACAGAAACCAGATGCGGAGTGAACCGCCGTGGTTTTCGACGCCTGTCGGGTATGATGTATTAGCCATTAAGCCCTCCTGACGTCCAGGAGCATCGACGAGTGTACTGCTTTTCATGCTCTTTGCGCACCTGGTTGATTTTTTTTCTGCGCCTCGATCCAGAGATCGACTGCTTTCCTGTTGTACATGCACTCACTTGATGGCTTCGGATTTCCATCTGGTGAGACATGAACGTACTCCCTGCCAAGTAGCCATGACTCCTTACGAGCGCGGGTGATGGTACCGGGCTTAAGCCCGGTTACAGATATCAAAACTTTTTCAGTTACCCAGTCGTTAGGTACCAGCATAATCACATTTGACATACCCACCTCACACTACATTCAGGCCACGGCAGTGGCACCAGACTTCAAACATTCTCTTTACCACTTCCTGGTAGTAGAAACCGTCGCAATCCCGCGTAAGGCCGTAACGGCTCCCGTACTGTTGGCGCACCCATATTTCGAATGCCTTGTGCATTACTTCACCTCCGCAGATAACGTCGTTCATGAAATTGAATCTCCGGCAGTTTCTTTTGTGTAGTTTTCCCATCCCCCATAACTGTTCACCATTTCCCCAAGCCTTGAGAAGCAGGCATTCATCCATCGGATTCCCCTTGGGGTTAATGTTGGTACAGCCCCCCAGTCGATGAAGTCAGAATTACTGCGGTGCATATATTTAATGAGGTCCAGAATGTTGATGTAATGGGCACGGCGTTTTTCCATATCCCAGCCTTTGTCTTCCAGATACGAATCGATGAATCCCTGTAATGCTGGCTGAGCAAGGGAAATATCACCGAACTGGTGGCGATAAACCGGGCGGCGGTGAAGGCTGACCAGATAAAACAGATACGCATCGCATACCCATGTCAGAGCTTGCTGGTGGGCTATCTGTAATGATCCCGCGGGATACCAGAATTGCTTATTCATTTCCCCGACCCTCCGGCGTATAAATCGCTTTATCGTGGCTGTACTCGCCATTCCAGGTCTTTTTCATAGGCAACTCACCTTTCATGTACAGTTGGTACAGGCGGTGACAGCCATTTTCAAGAAGCACGGGCGTAAACCGGGTAAATTCGTCTGATCCGTGCGGGGTGATTTGCGTTTCGTCTTCGGTCAGGTATTTGTCGCGGGCATATGATGCCACCCGCCACTTTGGGTTTTTATCCGGATCCCGCTGGGCGTTGTAGAGCCAGTTGCGCTCATAGGCCCACCAAGACATTTTGCTGACGTTGACACCGTTCAGACCCTTACAGAAGGCAGGGATCGTCATGCCTTTGGTGAAGTGCTTCTCCAGGCTTTCTACGGTGGCGCTGAGAGTTTTATTTTCCAGTGCAGCAGCTTCGGCACGTTCTTCTGCCTCAATCACCATTAGCGCCAGCTCTTTACGGCTGACTGGCAGGGCAATTGCGTCACGCTGCGTGAAGTAAAACTCCACCAGGTCTTCGTGGTAACCCCATGCCTGATCGGTTTCCAGCATTTTTGCGTGATTGGCTGCGCCACGCTCGGTCCAGAGAATCAACTGACTCGTATATTTACTAACCAACCCTCTTAAAGAGGGGAGCCTTTTGAACTCCTGCAATTCAGCACCTTCCACTTTGAAGAAATGCTTACCCTCAACGAAGCGCGATTCGTTGCGAGAAAAGTTATTTGTGAGCATTTTCTCCGTTGCACCATAACCCGCCGCCAACTGCTCAGTTGTCACAACGCGCTGACCGCGATACTCGATGCGCTGCAGATCGATTGCCGCTACCGGTACTAATTCAGTTTTCATGCTTTATCTCCAAAGGCGCGACGCAGCGCTTTCTTCATTTTCTTTCCGTTGTTCACTGAGCAATAAAGTTCTGCCAGCTTCTGGGCCATCATTTGCTCGCCGGTTTCTTCATTGACAAAATACTGATTCGGGTTGTTCTTTATGAACTCTTGCACCATTGGTAACGCGAGAAATTCATCAGGACTGTAAATTCTCGACTGGCGTCGAAGATGCTTTGCATTCGGCACCCTGTGCGAGGATTCAACTGCAAAAACGTTTGCGTTATCCTGGTTAGCCATCAGCGCACACCCTCTGGTTTGCTGGATTGAAGTTCATTGCGTTCTTTCAAGTAGCTGTCGTGCATGGCATCCCACTTTTCACACCATTTCTGCATTTCTCGCTTACGTGCCAAGATGCGACGCAGACGGCGAATACAACGTTGGTGGGCGGCAAGATATTCAGCCTTTGTTTCTCCGTCTCGCCATACCTCCCTGTCATCGCGATCAATACGCACCCGCGGGTGACGCTGCTCAAAACCAGAACGGCTGAAAGCTTCGGTGGTCATGAAGAAAGCCAGATAGCGGATCGCCGTATCCCGTGTGAAGCATTTTTTAGTGCGCCCGTGTCGTACTGCCACGAACAAAGGGCCAACTGGCGTATCGTGTTTATGTAACGCGAGGTCAATCGCGCTTACGGTACGGTTGTCAGTCATTCGATATCTCCTCAAGGCGTAGCTCCATTTCGCGAGCCATTTCGATAAAAGTGTCCAGTGCGCAAATATGTTCGTCGTCGAGCAGCCGGCGGTCGCATGTCACACGACCTTTTTCGATGTAAAGAACAACGCGCCCGGTGAAGTTCGGAAGGACGTGCAGATCCACGTTGAGAACTGGGGTGGGGATCTGCATTCCATGCATAATTGTTTGTTGTGAGGCCATTAGTTAATCCCTCCACATACGTATTTCTCTTTCGCGTGTTTAATTAATTCCGCAAAAATCTCGTCAACAATCATCTTTCCTGTTTCGGTCAGATATTCGGTGTGTCCATTGATATCGACACTTTTCATATACGTCAGGCGAAGAAATGTTTCCGCTTCTGTGTTGAATTCAGTCCGAGCCTGTTTTTCGAAACGCAGCAAAAGTTTCAGCATTGATTCTTCGTTAATCTCGATAACCTGAATATTGTCATCGGGCATATTTACGGAGAGGCAGTAACCTCCTGTCTTGCGCTTCATTCGGTTTAATGCCGCAATAGCAATACGGTGGCGATAAATTTCAATGGTGTTGTTTTTCATTGTCATTACCGCCCGTAAGCCTTGCGCAGAAAAAGGTTTGCAATATGCAGATAGCTATTGCCATAAGAGGCAAAGAGCTTTGCTGTTTTATGTGCCGCTTTATCTCTCAGAAAAGTCATTATTGCCCCCCCTTGGATGAATTCTCCATGGTCATTTGGGTCATGAAGCAAAGCTCATTAAGTAACGAGGTGAATCTTCCTGCTACCTTCACATCTGTACGCGTGATTGCTGGCATCAGTAACTGGATAAACTCTGCACGTAGCTCATGCGCGTATTTATTGGCACACTCTGCTGTTTTGTGTGCCTTGTTTATATAAAGAATGTCGTCATCCTGATTAACTGAATGGATCTTGTTATTTAAGACTTCACTTTTGACGGTAATATTCATCTGCATTTCCTCAGGGTGAGTGATGCCACACCAGTCAAGGCGTTAATTATTTATTTGCTAATTACGAGTTTATTATTTCAGATCTTTTGCTGATTACTTCTTGTAGCTCTGCAAGCTTTTCAAAAACTATAGTCAGAGTTCCGATTGCAGATAATTCCTGCGGAATGCAATCCATCGCATTACAAACCGCCATTTTGCAGTTTCCGGCTTCAGTAGCCCAGGAGTTAAGCACGCCAGATGTTAATCTCTTGCTTGCCCCTGTGGATGAATTATCGGCGATGGCGTGCTGGGTAATGCGCGTCTGGTGTAGCATAGTGACGTATTCATTAACACCATCCAGTGTTTTCTGCATTGAGCGAATAAGGCATGCAATTGCATTATCTGCTTCTGGTGGCAATTCATTGATACGGTAAATAACCTCAAGTAGTGAAGTATTCTCCACAATATCAGCTGCGATACTTTCGAGAATTTCAACTGGAGTTTTCATTTTCTATTCTCCATCTCGTTAGCATGGGCTGCTTCTGCGTATTGCTTGGCCAGAATAAAAATGCAGTCACCAAGATCTGAATGGTCTTCTCCATCTGTAACCGAAATAATTAATCCCGCTTCAATCATAACCGCTATCTGATGAAAAGCGGTTTCCGGTTCGAGGGTGAGGCCTTTAAAGGTTTTCATTGGCGTTTCTCCGATTCGTTCTGGTGGGCCTCATTTGCATAATTACAAACAAATGCAAGGAGGGTATCGCTGATCTCACGATACTTGTCATCGTTAGTTGCAGATAACAAACTAGCAGCTTCAATGATTAAGGACATATTCTTGAAAGCATCGCTTGGGCGAGTGGATAGCCCCTTAAATGTTTTTATCGTTTCTGTCATTTCCTATCACCTCTACGTTAACTTGATAGTTGAATGATAGAACCTGCTATTACTTATTGCAATAGATATTGCTATCTGTATTGCTATTATTTTTTATGTGATTGATATCAATAATAAAAAATCAGCTATTTGGTTTTTGTTGTATTGCGGAGAGCATCCAACGTTATGAAATTACGAGGTATCAATCCTGATAATCAAAGGGAGAGTAATTAGACGTCGTGCGATTATGAGTGGTTACACAGGTAGCGAGGGTGGTAAATAAAAACCCGGCACGGTGGCCGGGTTGGAAGCTATTCACTTTCTGTTGCTGGGAGTTTCATTGTCTTTGAACTGCTTTAACCATGTTTTCTGTACGTCTGTGGCATGCTGCCTATCACCTTTCCGAATATGAAAATTTTGTTCATCTCTTCTTTCTCGATCGGGTCCCATGGTCGATAAGTATGGTTGTCAGAGATAACCAAGAGCTTGTCTTTCATCTTCTGCAAACGCTTAACATGCGACGTATCGTCGTATATGAACGCATAAATGCCGTCGCCGTCAAAGTGCTGAACGCTGATATCGACGAAAAGTAAATCACCAGGCTCAATTGTTCCGGACATGCTATCGCCACGAACGTTGATGATGCGTATCTGTTCCTGTTTTCGTCCGTTAAACATTTGTCGTGCATCTTCAACTGAGTATTCCACGGAGCGCAACACCTCCACGAATTCGCTGTTAATTATTCCTGGGCCTGCACTAACCGTGAGGTCGAGTACGTCAACTCTGAAGATACTTGGGTCTGTTTTGTTGGTAATTTCGGAGGTTGTTTGTTTGGCATCAACTCTCATTGGCCCAGTCCCGTTTGACAACCACTCCGAGCGAACACCTAAAGCATTCGCAATTTCAACGATTTTTGTTGTTCCTCTAGCATTACCAGACGTTATGCGCCATATGGTTGGTTGCGCCATATCTGCTGCCTTTGCCAATTGACCTTGGCTCATGCCCATTTCATGCATTGCGTAGTTAAGTCTGTCTGCTAACGTCTTAAGTGTACTCTCTTGCATATTTATAGCCTCCGCTATCACATTCTAGTTCGGCATGATAAACAAGTCTATTGCTCATTCCAATAGCTATTGCTATTATTTATCGATAGCAATCGAATGAGGTGAGTAAAAAAATGAAATCAGCAATTGAAAGGGCTATTGACGCGGCTGGCGGAGTCAATGCCTTAGCTCGGGCTATAGGTGTAAAGCAGCCGTCAGTCTCTCGCTGGAGAAAGGTTGGTCTTGTTGGCGTTGAACATGTGCCTGATGTGGCTGCATTAACCGGAATTCCCGCCCATGAATTGAGACCCGATAAACCAAAATTATTCCCGCGCCCATCCTCAGAGGCATGACATGTCACACGCGAACACATCACCAAATCCGATTAAGTCACTCGATATCAATTATCGCGATCCGCGAGGTGTTGTTGTGCATGTCACCGGATGGAACCGGGAAAAGCAGCAGGTTTATTTCACTCGGCCCGGATACCCGCATGAGTGCATGCAACCGGTCTGGAAGTTTCAACAGTATTTCAAGAGGTTAACATCATGAGCAGCAAACTACAGGGCTATGTCTGGGATGCCTGCGCTGTTTCTGGTGTCAAGGGGACGCGGCTAATGGTTATGGTACGCCTGGCTGATTATTCCAGTGATGATGGGAAAAGCTATCCTGGCATAAAAACCATTGCCCGCCAACTTGGCGCGGGGGAGAGCACCATACGAACAGCCATTGCTGAACTTGAATCAGAGAAATGGCTTCGACGTGAGAATCGCCGGAATGGTAACCGCAATACATCAAATATGTACTTTCTGAATGTCGAAAAACTTGAAGAAATTGCACTTCGGGAGAGATCTGCTCTTCGTCTGGAACGACGCAAAAACAACCATTTTGACCCGTCAGATTCTGACGTATCGGATTCTGACAAGTCAGATTTTGACGCGTCAGAAATGAGTGACTCAAGTGCACTTGACCCGTCAGATTCTGGCAAAAACAACCATTTTGACCCGTCAGATTCTGGGGGACATGATCCACAAGGTTTAAAACATGATCCACAAGTAAAAGATCATGAACCACAAGAAGTGCGCGCAAAGCGCCAGAAAAAATCTTCTTTCGACCCTGCATGGCTAAAACCTGAAAACGTCAGCGCTGAAATCTGGCTGGACTGGATTAAATTTCGCCGGGAGAAGCGTCAACCGCTGACGGAAACAACCTGCGCATACCAGGCTAAGCAGCTTGCAGGCCATCAGAATGCCGATGAAGTGATCCGACGCTCAATTGCTGGAGGCTGGCAGGGATTGTTCCCGGATCGTGTGCCCAACAAGCCCGCAATGTCACTAGCTGAAAACGAAACGCTGACCGCAAGTCAACCGCCAGCTGGGTCATGGTGCACACCATCTGGAGATGGAACAGCGGAGGTATTTATCAACCAGGCCGCTATCGAGCGCATGAAGCGCGGTGGGTATCGCCAATGAAACCATTCCTCAAGAGCGTGCTGATTGCAGGTTATAACCACGGCGTTCTGAGCGAGGAATTCGTGACATGGTGTTTTGTTAAATTTGATTTACGGAGTGAGTGAGCATGACGCCCGCCGAACTTTCAGAAAAATTATGGGACAACGCCGAAAGGGTTGCAAAGTACCTGCTGCCAAAAGGTCACCTGGAAGGCAAAGAATGGTGTGTTGGGAATACCAACGGTGACGCCGGAAAGAGCCTTAAAATTAACATCGGTGGCAAAAAAACGTGGGCAGACTTCGCCAGCGGCGACAGTGGTGATCTGCTTGATTTGTGGGTGTTGGTACGCAACTGCCAGCTGCATGATGCGATGCGTGAGGCAAAAGAATTTCTCGGTCTGAAAGACGACGATCACCATTTCGAGGCGAAGAAAAAAACATTCTCCAGGCCGACGAAGAAGGGCGTGAAAAAAGCGAGCAATTGTTACGACTACCTGGCTACGCGAGGAATCACCCGCGAGACGGCGGATCTGTTCCGTGTGTCTGATGCGGTGGTCTGGTATCACGAAGAAAATCGAGAAGTACCCGCCGTGGCATTCCCGTACATCCGGAATGGCGAACTGCTGCAAGTAAAACGCATAGGTACTGAAAGACCAAACGGCAAAAAGATAATTATGGCTGAGGCGGATTGCGAGCCATGTCTCTTTGGTTGGCAGGCCCTGGACAAATCCACGCGTCTGGTTGTTCTGTGCGAAGGCGAGATTGACTGTATGACTTTCACGCAGCTTGGTTACGACGCGCTTTCTGTTCCCTTTGGCGGCGGCAAGGGTGCCAAACAGCAGTGGATTGAATATGAGTACCACAATCTGGATCGCTTTCAGGAGATCTGGCTTTGCCTGGATAACGACGATGTCGGCCGTGAAGCTGCAAAGGAAATTGCCAGACGACTTGGCGAGCATCGCTGCCGCCTGGTTGAACTCCCGCACAAGGATATCAACGATTGCCTGATGAGCGGCATGGACAGTGAGTCCATCCTGGAGCACATGGAACGCGCTAAATTTTTCGATCCAGATGAACTGTGCTCGGCAGGTGATTTACTTCAGGAAACCATTGAAGCGTTTGAGCATCGCGATGTTGGCTTGTTCACCAGCCCATGGACCTCGCTGAATTACAATTTCAAATTTCGCGCCGGAGAACTGACGCTGGTAAATGGCGTGAATGGTCACGGCAAGACCGAACTGGTTGGCCATATCGCAGTTGCTGCTATGAATCAGGGGATTCGGACGTGCATCGCCTCTCTGGAACTGAAGCCAGGGAAAATGTTGGCCCGTCTGACGCGGCAGACTATCTGTACCGCATCACCGAAACGCGAAGAAATCGTTATGACGAACGAATGGTTTTCCGATCGTCTGTGGGTGTTCAAACTCACCGGCACCGCGAAGGCTGGTCGTCTGCTGGAAATCTTCGCCTATGCCCGGCGTCGTTATGGGATTGATCTGTTCGTAATCGATAACCTGGCGAAATGCGGACTCGATGAGGAAGACTACGGGGGACAGAAAGAATTTATCGACACCCTGTGTGATTTCAAAAACGAACATAACTGTCACGTCCTTCTGGTGACGCACGCCCGCAAAACTAACGAAGCGGCACCGACCGGGAAAATGGACGTCAAAGGCACCGGCGCATTAACTGATATGCCTGATAACGTTATGTCCGTCTGGCGCAACATTCCCCGCGAGCTGGCACAACGTAAGGCTGAAAAAATGGGATACGAAAGCCTGGATAAGGATGAGCAGGCAGCGATCCAGATGCCAGCTTCAATGATTCGTCTGCTCAAACAACGCGAAGGTGAGGGGTGGGTTGGTGATATTGGCGCAAATTTTGATACCCGTTCACACCAGTTTCTGGAAGGAGAAAAACAACCATTTAACTATCTGGTCGGTAAGCCTCAGAGCGAGGTGGATCTGGAATGGGAAGCAGGCAACGTGACGAGGTACTGAGCATGACAAACGAAATTTTAAAAGAAGCTATTGAAAACTATCAGCACCTGAAAGCTCAGGTTCGCCAGCAGGAAGAAGACGATGATGACATTGAGTCTTTCGGTGGGGTTGATACGGATTTATTTGAACGGTTCATGTTTGCCAAAAGTCAGCTTCAGGAGCTGATTAACCCCGATGATTATTTTGCGATGAAGGATAAGGTGTCGCACCTTAACAACGAGATCGGGGCGCTGATACTAGAAAATATCATTCTTAAAAATGAGGTCGCCAGGTTAGGCGGCGATACTGATTTTTTGGGTAATGTGGACGTTGAGGGGAAAGCATGAAACTGGAAGCATCACTCAAACATTTCAGCCCTCAGGGGATGCATATCAGCGACGACGTGAAAGGAACCTCTCCGGATCGTCTCACCGGCACTGATGTTATGGCTGCTATTGGCACCACCAGCAGCCGCGCACGGTTTGGCTTGGCGGCGTTCTTTGGTAAGGCGGGGATCAGCAAAACTGATGAACAACTGGCGGTTCAGGCGCTGGCGCGTCATGCAATGGAATCAGCCCCGAAGAATGTCAGAAAGGCCGCAGGGAGCGAGCTTGGATGGTGTATGCAGGTGCTGGCGCAATTTGCCTTTTCTGAATACTCGCGTTCTGCGGCCACCAGCGTGATGTGTCACACCTGCAACGGTAGTGGTCTTATTTCTCAGTATGAGGACGTGGTTAAGTACCCTGGATTATTCAATCATGATGGTGATGAAATTGTCGCCACTGACATTAAACGCGAACTTGTGAAACGGCTCTGTATTGTTTGCGATGGAAAAGGCGAAATAAAAGCACGCTGCCGTTGCGGTGGAAAGGGCGAGGTACTCGACCGCAAAGCCACTAGCGAGCGAGGCGCACCGGTGTTTAAAACCTGTGAGCGATGCTCTGGTAATGGATTTTCTGCTATCTCCTCGGCGACGGTACACCGTGCCATTCTGAAGCGTCTCCCTGACCTCCATCAATCCTCATGGTCACGCAACTGGAAACCCTTCTATGAAATGCTGGTGGATACACTGCGGCAGGGGGAGAGTCACGCAGCTGTAGAATTCGAGAAGGCAACAACTTATTAATATGATCGGAGCAAATGGCGACATTTTTTTGCACGTTAATGTTGACTTTGCATAAAACTGTCCTGTATGCTTCTGATTATGGAGTATAACGCCTGTAGATAATTAACCTCGAAAAGCCCGCCACGTTGCGGGTTTTTTTGTATCCGCATTTCCTGCGCACCGCCCGCGCATCCATCACGTCGAACCAATCCATTTGAAATGAGCCTTTGAGGAAGTCGGTTAGCGCTGGCGAGCCTCGACGGGCTGATTTCCTGTGCGGCAAAGGTTCATCTCAAAGTAAGGTAAACGCCATGCAATTAGTTGAAATTAAAAAACTCGACCTTGTAACCAGCACTGTCTCTATTGCTGACGGGGTTGGGCGTGATCATGACACCGTCATTAAGTTAGTGGACCGTAACAAGGCTGATCTTGAAGAATTTGGAAGGGTCGGATTTGAAATCCGAACCATTCAAACTGACGGTGGTCTTCAAAAGCGTCGAGTGGCGCTACTGAATGAACAGCAAACCACTCTACTGATCACCTACATGCGTAATAACGATGTTGTCCGCAAGTTCAAAAAGAAACTGGTTGCTGAGTTCTTCCGCATGCGTGGCGCTCTGGCGGGCAAAAAAATGGATCGCAACACCGCCCGTCTGGAATATCGCCCGATGAGCGATGCCATTAAGCATGAGCGTGAAGTGCAGGGTAAAGAAATCAAGCCTTACCACTTCAGCAACGAAGCCGATTTGATTAACCGCATCGCGCTCGGTATGACGGCGGCAAAATTTCGTGTTTACCACGACCTCGACAAAAAAGAGAACATCCGTGACTACCTGACGCCGGAGCAGATCCACTGCGTAACTGAGTTGCAGCGGGCCAATACAGTTTTCATTGGCATGGGCTGGGACTTTGAGCAGCGCAAAGAGGCGCTAAAGGGTGTATTTGATCGCAATCATCGCCAGCCGCTGATTGAAGAACAGCACAGTTTAGCAGCGTAATGAGCGTCACTTCGACACACAACCTAATCATTGGAACCCTGCCATTCGGCGGGGTTTTTGCTTTTCGCACTCAGTGTAAGTGAAATATAACCATGTGCTTTCAGGGTGAGTTACTATGCAGATTCCTTTCAAAAGTTGTCTGGAGAGTGGCATGGAATTAACATTTAAGGATCTGAAAGAAAAACGCACTAAACTGGTCGAGGCGCAATGGAAGTTACAGGATAAACTTCAGGAGAAGGCGAGCGAACTACTACGAGAGTATTCAGGTTCTCTTGATCTTACATCTCGTGAGTGGACTGGTTCTGACGGAACAAGATGGCCTTATGTGGACATTGGTATTTGGGAGGAGGAGGGGAAGTTCTTTCCTGTCTTAATCCCCCAACTCAATATGGACAGCCGTTACCACTTGAATTTCGTGATTGCAACCACTCTTGATGATTCTCCGCTAACAGGTGGCTACAGGCAGGGCGTAAGCATCTCACTCTGGTATGAGAACTCATCATTTTATGCTGAAGTAGGCTCAGGAGACGACGTCTCCCGTTTTTCTGTCTCATCTCAGCTGGGTGGATTTTATCAGGTATGCAACGCTATTAAGGCGTTAATTAGCTCTTCTATGGATCGCGCCATGCCAGATATTCCAGCGAATTAATAAAGCATAAACATCTTTCAGGGCTATGCAAATGCGTGGCCTTTTCTATATCCCGTTGTGAAATGTTCGTGAGGCATGGGTTGTCAGCCAAAGGATCACCGGGACACACCCGGCACCACGCATCCATTATTGCATAGCAAAAAGGCTCACAACGGTGGAACTTTTAGCAGGGCGAAAAAAAGCCCGCATTGGGTTGCGGGCATAACAGAGAACAAATAGCTAATATTCAAGTTGTCTTTCATCAACTTGTCAGAAGAATTTAACCTTAAGAAAAATTGATGTAAAGACAATATTGATTTCTGGTTACAGGCTGCGCATTTGCGTGGCCTTTTCTATTTCAGGCTCACGGGAATCATCCGCTACGTGCTTTGTTGATAAATCCAGCCCGTGAAGCCTGCTCCCTTACTACAAACAGCACCCGCTAACTATGCGAGGTGAGGCTATGAAAATGAATGACAAGAACCCTGAATTCTGGGCTGCGGTTTTGACCGGACTCAAAAATGCGTGGCCCCAGATTCTGGGGGCGTCAATGGCCGGACTCATTGCCTATGGTCGTCTGATATATGACGGTGCAACACGAAAAAATAAATGGCTTGAGGGCGTCCTTTGTGGCGCCCTTTCTTTATGCATCACCAGCGCGCTTGATGTGGTTGGCCTTCCGGTATCGATATCACCGTTCGTCGGTGGTGTGATTGGATTCGTTGGCGTAGACAAGCTGCGCGAAATCGCTATCAGCGCACTTAAAAAACGGGCAGGAGTGAACGATGACAATCAGCAATGAACCGCGCTGGCTGGTGGAAGCCCGTAAATACATGGGGCAGATGGAAATTAAAGGCCCGCGACACAATCCGTTAATCCTCCAGTTCTGGAAGGACATTAAACGAGGTGGAATTAAAGATGATGAAACGCCCTGGTGTGCCGCTTACGTCGGGTCGATGCTTGAGCGCGTCGGAATCAAATCCACCCGTTTCGAGTCTGCAAAATCCTATCTCAACTGGGGCGTCGAACTTCGCGAGCCAGCCTATGGATGTGTGGTGGTATTCAGTCGCGACGGCGGCGGCCATGTCGGATTTGTGGTCGGGCAGCACCAGAATGGTGACCTGATGGTCCTCGGTGGTAATCAGTCCGACGCTATCAATATTCGTGCATTCTCACGTTCCCGCGTGACGGGTTATCGTTGGCCGGTTAACGAGCCGAGGGATAGCCGCATGTTACCGTTGATGAATGGCACCAGTTCGGTGAAAGAATCATGATTGAAGCTCTACTGGCATCACTGAAAACGTCATGGCGCTGGTGGCTGGTAATTATCGCGGTGGTTATTGTCGTTGGCGCTGTCGCTATTCTCGGTGTTCTGCTGGCAAACAGCCAGGCTGACCTGAGCACAGCGCAAAGCGATAAGCGAGTTCTGGAGCATGATAACGCGCTACAGGGACGGGTTATCGCGGTGCAGGCTTTCAACTTCAACCGCTTCAATCAGGTGGCTGAGAATGCCAGCCGCCTTAATTCGTTGATCGATGCAGGTACCGAAAAGACTGTCATCGAATACCGGGAGATTCTTCGACGTGAAAAAACTTGTGACCTGCCTGTTCCTGCTGATGTCGCTGGTGGGTTGCTCGACTACGCGAACCGTTTACGTACCGGGGCAATGCACACCGATTCCGGGAGCGCTGACGCAGCCAGTGATAACGCCACTACCGCCAGCACCCTGACATATTGCCAGGCTGTTCTATGGATTAAGCCGTTGCTGGCTGCTATTGAAAAAGCGAATAACCAACTGGCAGGAATACGCCGGATCGAACAGGAACGGCAATAGCATTACAGCAGGCATTCACTGAGTGCCTGCGACAAAGCTAAATGGCATCAAGCATGCGATGATGATTGATTAATAATTGAACTATGCATGGTATAATAAGCCCCATTCATTGAAAGGTTAACCACCATGTCATTTTTCGATTATGCAATGCAGCGTGTTGGGCTTGCAGCCAATACGACTGTCATGTGCCCGATATGCGGACATAAATCCACACACTCGACCACGAAAGTACGCCAACAACAGGCGTTACTTTGCCCTAAATGTAAATCTCTGTTTGTCATTCACAGGTAGTGGGTCGCGATACAAATAACCCCAGGCCTCGCAATTGCGGGGCTTTTTAATGCGCATCGCACGCGCACATCTAAGAAAGTCTTTCAGTTGTGAGCCTGGGTAATCCGTTAACTTTCGGCGGTTTTACCGTGCGACAGGCTCACGTCTAAAAGGAAATGAATAATGCATAAGCCAAACTATGAGCATATTGGTCGCTGTGTGGTGCTGAGCCAGCAAATTGAAAAAAATACTCGCAAGCTTCAGCAAATGAAGTACGACATAGCAGTAGCACCATCACCGATTCTGCATGGCAATGAATTAACATTTGAGACAAAAACAGTCGAGATTATCGAGTTAGTAGCTAGGGAATACCGCGATTTACTGGACGAAACAAAGCGTCTGGTGGCTGAGCATAATAAATATGCAGCTTCAGCAGGATTAGACGCAATAGGTTATAAAACATGCCAGCACTAATCCCCCGAGCCTGCCGCAAGCGCGGTTGTCCAGGAACGACTACTGACCGTTCAGGATACTGTGAGCAGCATCGCAATGAGGGCTGGCAGCAGCACCAACAAGGTAAGAGTCGCCATGAACGTGGTTACGGTAGCAAGTGGGATATCAAGCGTGCTCGTATTCTGAAGCGTGATAATCATCTGTGTCAGAACTGCCTGCGTACTGGTCGCGCTGTTGCGGCCACCACCGTTGACCATATCAAGGCCAAGGCTCATGGGGGTACCGATGAGGATTCGAACCTCGAAAGCCTGTGCTGGCCCTGCCACCGCTCGAAAACAGGGCGCGAACGCATTAAATGATAATCATTATCATCGTGGTGGAGGGGGGATCAAATCCCTGTGGCCGGGGGCCCAAAGGACCGCCGCCTAGCCTTTCTTCACATCGCCGCAGGTTAGAAAACTTTTTTTGGGGTCCCCCAGCTGATGATTAATAGGAGTTTTCGATTATGTCAGGACCGCCGAAAACCCCTACCCATCTGCGTTTGGTGAGGGGTAACCCTTCCAAACGACCAATCAACAAAAACGAGCCGCAGCCACCTAAAGGGGTCCCCCCAGTTCCCAAGCATTTCGACAAGCAGGGGAAGTACTGGTTTAAGCGGATGGCCGAAGAACTTGATGCCATTGGCGTCATATCTCAGCTGGATGCCAGGGCTCTGGAGTTGCTGGTAGAGGCATATACGGAATACCGCCATCATTGTGAAACGCTGGATCGGGAAGGTTATACCTATGCGGTATACAGCGATGATGATGCTGATGAAGGGAAAGAACGTGAAATACGCATGATCAAGCCGCATCCGGCAGCCATGATGAAAGCTGATGCCTGGAAGCGACTTCGCGCGATGTTAGCGGAGTTTGGTATGACTCCTTCCAGCAGGTCTAAGGTCAGTAAAGACAAACCAGACGATGATGATCTGTTAAGTCAATTTCTTAATTCGAGGGACTGATGGCAAAAGTTACTGATGGCATACGTTACGCCGAACGCGTCGTTGCCGGGGAGGTTATTGCCTGTGAATTTGTCCGTCTTTCCTGTCAGCGATTTCTTGATGATCTGAAGCACGGTGAAGAACGTGGCATCTATTTCAGCGAGCCCCGCGCACAGCACATCCTCAATTTCTATAAATTCGTGCCTCATGTTAAAGGAGCACTGGCAGGCCAGCCGATTGAGTTGATGGACTGGCATGTTTTCATTCTGATCAACATCTTCGGTTTTGTTATACCTCTGGTAAATGAAGAAACAGGCGAAGTTGTGCTGCGTAATGATGGCAGCGGTCGTCCGGTAATGGTCCGCAGGTTTCGCACGGCATATAACGAAGTTGCCCGTAAAAATGCTAAATCGACATTATCCTCTGGCGTTGGTCTTTATATGGCAGGCGCCGATGGTGAGGGCGGGGCAGAGGTTTATTCCGCAGCGACAACGCGGGATCAGGCTCGCATCGTTTTTGAAGATGCGAAAAACATGGTTAAAAAAGCGAAACCTACACTGGGGCGACTGTTTGAATTCAATAAACTGGCGATCTACCAGGAGCAGACAGCATCCAAGTTTGAACCGCTTTCTTCTGATGCCAACAATCTTGATGGTCTCAATATCCATTGTGGCATCGTCGACGAACTTCATGCGCATAAGACCCGTGATGTCTGGGACGTTCTGGAGACTGCAACCGGCGCACGATTGCAGTCTCTTCTGTTTGGCATAACGACAGCCGGGTTTAACAAAGAAGGGATTTGTTACGAGCTGCGCGATTATGCCATTAAGGTGCTGCGTGGCTATAACAGCGAAGTGGAAGGCGCGGTGAAGGATGACACCTTTTTCGCCATCATCTTCACCCTGGATAAAGATGATGATCCGTTTGATGAAACGGTCTGGCAAAAGGCTAACCCCGGACTCGGAATCTGTAAGCGCTGGGATGACCTTCGCCGACTGGCTAAGAAGGCCAAAGAACAAGTTTCCGCCAGGGTTAACTTTTTCACCAAACACATGAATATCTGGGTGACCGCTGAGTCAGCCTGGATGGACATGATTAAGTGGGAAAAATGTCAGTTTATAGCCCCCCGTCATGAGCTGAAAACCTACCCGATGTGGGCTGGCGTGGATCTGGCCCACAAGATTGATATTTGCGCAGCAGTAAAACTCTGGCGGGCAGACAACGGTCACGCGCATGCAGACTTTAAATTCTGGTTACCCGAAGGGCGACTGGAAAAATGTTCCGCTCAAATGGCGCAGATGTATCGCAAATGGGCTGAGCTTGGGAAGCTGGAACTGACCGATGGTGATGTTATCGATCATGCGCAGATTAAAGCTGATTTTCTGGAATGGATTAGTGGCGAAAACCTGAAGGAAACAGGATTCGACCCGTGGAGCGCAACGCAGTTTAGCCTCGCTCTGGCAGAAGAGGGCGTACCGCTGGTGGAAGTTCCGCAAACGGTCAGAAACTTTTCTGAGTCAATGAAGGAGGTTGAATCGCTGGTTTACGGCGGGCGCTTCCATCACAGCAATCACCCTGTAATGAACTGGATGATGTCTAACGTCACCGTCAAGCCTGACAAAAACGACAATATCTTTCCGAACAAATCCACGCCAGAAGCGAAAATAGACGGGCCTGCCGCCTTGTTTACCGCAATGAGCCGCATGCTTGTAAACGGCGGCGAACAACAGGACAGCCTCTCTGACCATCTGGAAAGTTACGGCGTCCGTTCATTATAAAGAGGCAGTTATGATCCTGATGATTCTCGCCCCACTGATCGGGGTGATGGGCGCTATTTTGCTTTCGTTTGGTGTATGGATGATTTATCCGCCTGGAGGCTTAATCAGTGCGGGTATGCTTTGCCTTATCTGGTCATGGCTGGTTTCCCGCACGCTTTCGCTGGCCGGGAAAACATCGCGAGGAGGGACTGACTGATGTTTTTCCCCGGAATGTTCAAAAAAAGTGACGCCCCTGTCACTACTCCGGCAGAACTCGCTGAAGCAGTGGGAATGACTTACGACACCTATACAGGGAAAAGGGTAAGCAGCCAGAAAGCCATGCGGCTTACAGCAGTTTTCGGTTGTATCCGTGTTCTTGCTGAGTCGATGGGCATGCTGCCCTGTAACCTGTACAAGATAACCGGAAACAGTAAACAAAAAGCGACTTCCGAAAGGCTGCATAAATTACTTACGATGAAGCCAAATGATTACATGACCCCCCAGGAGTTCTGGGAACTGGTCATTGTCTGTCTTTGTCTTCGCGGGAATTTTTACGCCTACAAAGTTAAAGCGCTTGGCGAGGTGGTGGAACTTCTTCCCATTGACCCTGGGTGTGTTGAACCAAAGCTTAACAGCCAGTGGCAGCCGGTTTACCAGGTAACATTCCCCGATGGCTCAACAGATGTGCTTGGGCAGGATGATATCTGGCATGTCAGAACGCTTACCTTTGACGGGCTGGTGGGGCTGAACCCTATAGCCTATGCAAGAGAAGCAATATCTCTGGGAATGGCAACAGAGGAACATGGGGCGCGGTTGTTCTCAAATGGCGCGGTTACCTCCGGCGTACTCCGCACTGAGCAAACGCTCACTGACGCTGCTTACGCAAGGCTGAAAAAGGATTTTGAGGATCGTCACCTCGGGCTGAGCAACGCGCACAGACCAATGATTCTCGAAATGGGACTGGACTGGAAGTCGATGGCGCTCAATGCGGAAGACAGTCAGTTCCTTGAGACCAGGAAATTCCAGCTGGAGGAAATATGCCGCCTGTTCCGGGTGCCGATGCACATGGTGCAGAACACTGACCGCTCGACGTTTAACAATATTGAAAACCTCGGCATGGGGTTTATCAATTATTCACTCGTTCCGTATATGACCCGCATTGAGCAGCGAATCAATATCGGGCTGGTGAAGGAATCAAAGCAGGGTGTGTACTACGCAAAATTCAATGCCGGCGCATTGCTGCGCGGGGATATGAAGTCGCGATTTGAGGCGTATTCAACAGGCATTAACTGGGGGATTTACTCACCAAATGACTGCCGGGAACTTGAAGAACTTAACCCACGCGCAGGCGGAGATATTTACCTTACGCCAATGAACATGACGACTAAGCCGTCAGACAGCAGCAAGAAGAAAACAACCGAGGAACAACATAATGCCGATGACTAAACAGCGGCTGGATATTCCGCTACAGCTAAAATCTGTCAGCGACAGCGGGGAGTTTGAAGGCTATGGCTCTGTTTTTGGCGTAAAGGACAGCTACGATGATGTTGTTGTGCCAGGCGCTTTTTCGACCTCCCTTCAGGCATGGAAAGAAAAGAATGCTCTCCCTGCGTTACTCTGGCAGCACCGTATGGATGAACCCATCGGTATTTACACTGAGATGAAAGAGGATGAGGTTGGCCTTTATGTTAAAGGCCGGTTACTCATTGATGACGATCCCCTTTCGAAACGCGCACACGCCCACATGAAGGCCGGTTCTTTAACCGGCCTTTCTATTGGCTACATGCTGAAAGACTGGGAGTACGACCGTGTTAAGGGCGTGTTCCTTCTCAAAGAGATCGACCTGTGGGAAGTCAGTCTCGTCACGTTTCCGTCGAACGATGAAGCGCGTGTAAGTGATGTCAAAAGCGCATTTTCCCGCGGAGAAATCCCTTCTCAAAAAAGTATTGAACGAGTCCTGCGCGATGTTGGGCTCTCACGCACCCAGGCTAAAGCATTCATGGCCTGGGGTTATAGCTCACTTTCACAGCGTGATGTTGATGAAGTGAGTACCGCACTGGATGCACTGAAAAACATCAAATTTTAATCAGGAGTTAATTATGTCAGTTGACGTTAAAGACGTAGAGCAGGTCGCGCAGGAACTGCAGGCGAAGTTTGATGCGTTCAAAGAAAAGAACGATAAGCGCCTGGAAGCAGTTGAACAGGAAAAGGGCAAGCTGGCGGGGGAAGTTGAAACCTTAAACGGTAAGTTGTCTGAACTTGATGAGCTTAAATCTGCTCTGGAAGAGGAACTGAAGCAGGTTAAACGTCCAGCCGGTGGTCCTCAGAGCAAAGCCGCAAGCGAACATAAAACCGCTTTCATTGGCTTTATGCGTAAGGGTAAAGATGACGGGCTTCGTGAACTTGAACGCAAAGCTCTGCAGGTTGGTGTGGATGAAGATGGCGGCTATGCCGTGCCGGAAGAGCTGGATCGCACGATCCTTAATCTTCTGAAAGATGAAGTGGTGATGCGCCAGGAGGCGACAACCATTACAGTCGGCGGCGCTAACTATAAAAAACTGGTTAATCTCGGCGGTACGGCGTCAGGCTGGGTTGGTGAAACGGATGCCCGTCCGGAAACCGATGCGTCTAAACTCGGTCAGATTGAGCCGTTCATGGGGGAAATTTACGGTAACCCACAGGCCACTCAAACCATGCTGGACGATGCCTTCTTCAACGTCGAAGACTGGATCAACAGCGAACTGGCAATTGAGTTTGCAGAGCAGGAAGAAATCGCCTTTACCAGCGGTAACGGGACGAAGAAGCCGAAAGGTTTTCTGGCATACGCTTCCACGCTTGATCCGGACAAGACTCGTGCATTTGGTACTCTCCAGCACATTCTCTCTGGCGCTGCGGCAGGCGTAACGGCTGATGCGATCATCAAACTGGTCTACACGCTGCGTAAAGTGCATCGTAATGGCGCTAAGTTCATGATGAACAACAACAGTCTGTTTGCTATCCGAATCCTGAAAGATTCAGAAGGCAACTACCTGTGGCGTCCTGGCCTGGAACTGGGTCAGCCTTCCTCTCTGGCCGGGTACGGTGTGGCAGAGAACGAACAGATGCCGGATATCGCGGCTGATGCTAAAGCAATTGCATTTGGCAATTTCAAGCGTGGTTACACCATTGTTGACCGCATCGGCACCCGCATTCTTCGTGATCCCTACACCAAAAAACCATTCGTTGGTTTCTACACCACCAAACGAACCGGGGGAATGCTGGTGGATTCTCAGGCCATTAAACTGCTGCAGATCGGCACTGGCGCTTAATTCTCTGGGGCTTCGGCCCCGATTTTTCGAGGTGATTTATGCCTGAATTATTGCGTGAACTTAAGTGGTCCCCAGATGGTTGTATTGTCGAATCCATTCCCGCAGGGGTGTATTCGGACGGTGAGCTACCTGTCCGCGCTGAGGAAATTGCTGCCGAACTTGGCATTATCAAATTTGGTAGTGGCGGTGTTCATGTTCCTGCAGAGCCAGAGCCACCGAAAACAAAACGTGAGAAGACCAAATGAAACCGTCTATTGCCGAATTACGGCAGCAATGCCGGATAGACAGCGATGATGTTTCTGAAGATCAGACACTGGCGATATATCTCAGTGCAGCAAAGTCCCATGCTGAGAAAATTGTAAACAGGGCTCTATACGATACGAGCATCCCGGATAGTGACCCTGATGGCATCATCATCAGCGACGATATCAAACTGGCGTTAATGCTTCTTGTCAGCCACTGGTACGAGAACAGAGAGCCGGTAAATATTGGCAATATTACAAGCACATTGCCGTTTGGTGTTCAGGCTCTCCTTGGGCCGCACCGGAAGCACCCGGGAACATAAGGAGGGTATATGCAGGCAGGTCGATTACGCCATCGCGTTACTATCCTGAACTTTACTTCTTTTCGTGATACGACAGGCCAGCCGGTTGAAGAGTGGCAGGAGGGAAAGACCATATGGGCGGAAGTGTTGGGTATCAGCGGCAGGGAGCAGTTGCAATCGGGTGCGGAAACGGCTCAGGCAACGATCCGGGTGTGGGTCCGTTTCCGGCGTGATGTGACTGCTGCGTCAAGATTAAAGGTGCTCACAGGACCATTTAAAGGCGCGGTACTGAATATCATCAGCCCCCCTATACCCGACAGTAAAGCCACCAGGCTGGAAATACTCTGTAAAAATGGAGCAGAAAAATGATTGATATCAGTCTTGATTTTTCTGGCCTTGAAGAGATATCCCGCGATCTGGAATTACTGAGCCGCGCCGAAAACAACAAAGTTCTGCGTGATGCCACTCGAGCTGGTGCTGAGGTTCTGAAGGATGAGGTGATAGTAAGAGCGCCTGAACGAACCGGCAAGCTGAAGAAAAACGTTGTGGTGCTGACGCAGCGATCACGTAAACGCGGTGATATTTCATCCGGTGTTCATATTCGTGGTCGAAACATGCGAACGGGTAACAGCGATAATTCAATGAAAGCCTCCGATCGACGTAACGCGTTTTACTGGCGATTTGTCGAAATGGGCACAGTGAATATGCCCCCACATCCTTTTGTCCGTCCTGCGTTTGATACCCGCGAAGAACTGGCGACGCAGGTTGCTATGAAACGCATGAACCAGGCCATTGATGAGGTGCTGAGTAAATGACGGAAGATGACCTTTATCTTTTGCTGAAGCCGCTGGCCGGAGGACAGGTTTATCCTTACGTTGCGCCGCTGGGCAGTGATGGACAGCCCTCGATATCACCGCCATGGGTGATTTTTTCACTTATTTCTGATGTGACCGCCGATGTTCTTTGCGGACAGGCCGAATCCGGGATATCGGTTCAGGTGGATGTTTACTCACTGACTCTCAAAGAGGCGCGGAATCTTTGTGAGATGGCGCTTCAGGTGGTTAAGCCACTCAATCCCACCAATATAAGCAAAACCCCTGGTTATGAACCAGAGAACCGGTATTACCGGGCGACGCTGGAATTTCAGGTCACTGTCTGACAAATCCATTAACTCACAGACCCGCTACGGCGGGTTTTCTATTTTCAGGAGACAAATATGTCCTCACTTTATGAAAAATCGCAGGGTACTAAAATTCAGATCACCTCTGCGCCAGCGACACTGGATACGATTGGCGCCGCAACCTGGCTTGATTTGCACTGCACTATCAAAGAGGTCCAGTTTACTGGCGGCCAGAAGCAGGACATCGATGTCACCACGCTGTGCTCAACCGAGCAGGAAAACATCAACGGCCTGGGCGCTCAGTCAGAAATCTCTATGTCCGGTAACTTTTATGTTAACCCGGCACAGGATGCGCTGCGTGATGCTTACGATAACGACACCACGTATGGTTTTCGGATTGTCTTCCCGTCTGGTATTGGCTTCCAGTTCCTGTCTGAAGTCCGTCAGCATACCTGGTCTTCAGGGACAAACAGCGTAGTGGCCGCAACGTTCTCGCTACGCCTGAAAGGTAAGCCGACGAAAATTGATAACGCGCTGCGCCTTACCACCGATCTGCCTGACACCAAATCCGTTACCTCTGGTGCGGCTTTGTCACTGACGGTCGTAGCTGCCGGGGGAACTGCACCTTATTCCTATGTCTGGAAGAAAGGCGGTAGCGCGGTTAGTGGACAGACGACAGCAACGTTTAACAAGGCAAACGCTGCTGCAGGTGATGCCGGTGATTATGTTTGTGAAGTTACCGACGCCTCCACACCTGCCGGAAAAGTTACCTCAGCAACCTGCGTCGTAACGGTAGCGTAAATCATCTTCTTTAATCAGGGATAAAAAATGGCTAAGAGTCTTAAAGAACTGGCGCTGGCTAAAATGTCAGGCTTTCGTCATAAAATCATTACGGTCCCTGAATGGGGCGGTGTGAAGGTTGTTCTCCGGGAACCTTCTGGCGAAGGGTGGTTACGTTGGCAGGAAATTGCAAAATCTGGTGCTGATGAAGAAGGCGAGGTATCTGTATCAGAAAAAGCACACCGTAATCTTTGTGCTGACGTCGTGCTGTTCATTGATGTCCTTTGCGATACCAACAAGCAACCGGTATTCAGTGTCGATGAAGAAGAGCAGGTACGTGAAATTTACGGCCCCGTTCACTCACGTCTGCTAAAACAGGCGCTTGACCTTATCAACAGCGCGGATGAAGCGCGGGAAAAGTCGCAACCCCCGGCGTAAAGTTTCTGATGGCGCTTGCGCTCCGCATGGGGCGCACGCTCTCAGAACTTCGGCAGACCATGACAGCAAACGAGCTTCTGATGTGGATTGAGTTCGACAGGCAAAGCCCTATTGGCGATATTCGCGGTGATATTCAGGCTGCTCAGATCGTCTCGGCCGTCTACGGATCACAGGGGGCAAAAGTACCGCTGGACGATGCAATTCTACGCTGGGGGGTTGATGAGCAGGATGAAGGTAAAGACCCGTTTGCTAGCCTTGAGGCTGCTTTAGAGGCGGCGATGAAATAGTGTTTTCATTAAAAATTTCTGTTTGCTAATATTTAATAAATTTTAACAAAGGGAAATAGTAATGAAAAAAATAATTATCTTTATTGGTATATTCTGCTCAAGTGTTTTTTTTACATTAAACGCTAAAACAGTCAACTTATCATGTCCCGGCTTGGATAAAAGAGCACAAGATTTAGAGGTGGTTTTAGATATTGATAATGGAACAGCATCCCTTCAATCACCAAGCAGCGGTAGTGGATTAAATTTTACCGAAAAGGCTTCATTTGGTGCTGATTTGGTTACTTGGTCAAAGAAGAGTTCTTCTTTTAAACAGAGCTTTTCTGTAAATAGAGCAACACTTGAGCTTCAAAGAAAAACTTACAGTAACGCAACCGGTGAAACATATAACGAAAAAACAGAATGTACTATTATTAAGAAAAATAAAGCATCAAAGTTTTAGCTTCATAAAAACAACCCGCCCTATGGCGGGTTTTTTAATAGGTGATATATGGCGACTCTCCGCGAACTGATAATTAAAATCTCGGCTAACTCTCAGTCTTTCCAGACGGAGATCGCGCGTGCCTCACGCACCGGACAAGATTATTACCGAACCATGCAAAATGGCGGTCGTCAGGCAGCGGCGGCTTCAAGAGAAACACAACGTGCTCTGGCAGAAGTAACAAGCCAACTTAATTCTGCAAAAGCTTCTGCTATGGGACTGGCTGGTGCATTTGCTGGAGCATACGCCACAGGACACCTGATAACTTTAGCGGATGAATGGAGTTCGGTTAATGCAAGGTTAAAGCAGGCATCTAAGTCTACTGATGATTTTAAAGAATCACAGCGTGCGCTGATGGATATTAGCCAGAGAACTGGTACTGCATTTTCAGATAATGCCAGCCTTTTTGCTCGTTCTGCCGCTTCGATGCGTGAATATGGATACAGTTCAGAAGAGGTTTTGAAAGTAACCGAAGCTATTTCAACGGGTCTAAAGCTTTCAGGTGCAAATACGTCAGAGGCAAGCTCAGTAATCACCCAATTCAGCCAAGCACTAGCGCAAGGTGTGCTTCGTGGTGAAGAGTTTAACTCAGTCAACGAAAATGGCGATCGTGTAATCCGTGCGCTGGCATCGGGAATGGGGGTGGCCAGAAAAGACCTTAAAGCGATGGCCGATCAGGGGCAATTAACTTCTGACAAGGTTGTGCCGGCATTAATCAGCCAACTCGGATCGCTTCGGGAAGAATACAACGCAATGCCACAGACAGTGGCGGCAGCTACAACAAAAATTGAAAATGCTTTCATGGCGTGGGTGGGCGGGGCAAACGAAGCAACTGGAGCGACAAGTGCTTTAACGGGCGTTCTCAATACCATTTCCGATAATATTAATACTGTTGCTGCCGCTGCTGGAGCATTGGCGGCTATTGGTGGCGCAAGATTTCTCGGAGGTATGTTTGGTGATCTCAGTGGGCAAACAGCACAACTGATCGATGCACGTAAAAATGAGATAGCGCTCGCAGCCGCACGAGCCAGTTCAGCGACACAGTCACAGAGAAAAGCCGCAGCAGACGCAATTGCAGCAGAAAGGGCATATCAACTGTCTCAGATGGAACTTGAGCTTACCCGTAATACTAATGCAGAAGCGACGGCAACCCAGAACGTGATTGCCAAACGTCGCGCAATGATTACGGCTAATGCTGCACTGGTTCAGTCAAACCGTGCTGTTACTGCATCTCAGCAAGCTCTTAATTCTGCAACTTCTGTTATGGGGCTTGTCAAAAGTGGTGCAATAGGATTGCTTTCATTGGTTGGCGGTCTCCCTGGAATATTGATGCTTGGGGCTGGAGCCTGGTACACCATGTACCAAAATCAGGAACAGGCGCGACAGTCTGCCCGAGAATATGCAAACCAGATAGATGAAATCAAAGAGAAGACATCAAAAATGTCTCTCCCCGAACTCGACAGTAATCGTAGTCAGACAGTTGCTGCGTTGGAAGAACAGAAGCGACTGATAACGGAGCAAGAAAAAAGTGTAGACAGCCTGAATCGTCGGTTGAATGAACTTAATGAGACGAGAAACAATCCTGCCTTAAATCAGCAAAACGATCTGAATATTGTTAGGGCAATAGCGATAGTCACCGATCAGATCGCAGTCGAAGAAGAAAAACTCGCGCAGTTAAGAGAAAAATCTCGCTCAGTATCGCAATCGCTTGAAGATAACGAAAGACGGCGCAATGACCTCATTAAAGAGCGAGCCTGGCGTCAAAATGCTGAGTATCAGTCTCTGGTAAACATGAATGGGCAACATACTGAGTTCAATAGGTTGCTGGGGCTAGGTAATGATTTACTTCGAGCGCGACAGGGACTTGCTAACATCCCGCTCCGCATCACTCAGACCGAGCTGACCAGCAAACAGAGTGATGCGCTAGCAAAGAGTCGCCGTGAATTGGAGTTATCTAGGTTACAGGGAGAAGCTAAAGAACGGGTTCGGCTTGGATATACTGCTGACGATCTCGGGCTGACAAATGATCCTCAGTATCAAACTAGCAGACAAGAGCTGATAAACAATGGACTGGCGGAGTGGCGAAATAATCAGGCTAACAAGCCGAAAGCAAAAGGTGGAAAAACAGAAGCTGAAAAAACTGCGGATACTTATGACAAGCTGATTAAGCAACAGAAAGAGCAGATCGCTCTTGCTGGGCAGAATACCGAACTGGCAAAGCTTAAATATCAGGTAAGCCAGGGCGAGCTGGCTACGCTGACAGAAACGCAGAAGCAAATTTTGCTACAGAATGCTGCACTTATCGACCAGCAGAAAATCCGCGAACAATTAGCGGCGTATGAAGCTAACCTCGCTGACTCAAACGCCAGCGCGCGAGCATCTAACCAGGCAGAACTTACCGGGTATGGACAGGGAAGCCGAATGCGTGAACGTATGCAGGAAATGCTACGCATCCGGGAGGAATTTCAGCAGAAGAACGTTGATCTGCAGCGGCAGTACCAGTCAGGCGATATTTCTGAAGATCTATACCGTCAGGAACTGGCACTGAATAAACGTTATCTCGATGAACGGTTACGAGATCAGGAAGCTTACTACTCAGCTTCTGACGCTCAGCGTAGTGACTGGACAACGGGTATGCGTGAAGGTTTTGCAAACTGGGCTGACACTGCTTCTGATTATGCATCTCAGTCTGCTGACCTGGTGAATAACGCAATGTCCGGGCTGGTGGGTAACATATCTGATGCACTGGCCGGTAATAAGGTTGACTGGGAAGATTGGGCCAGTTCGGTGCTTCAGTCTATGCAGAAAATTATCCTCAATGCGATGCTGGTGGATTCTTTGCGCTCAGCCAGTAACAGCGGTTTTTTCAGTTCAATCGGCGGTATGTTTGGTGCGGGCGCTGGGGCTGCATCTGGTAGCACTCCTTCCGGCGCTTATAACTCTGCCGCTTCAGGCATAAAGCTAAATGCGAAAGGTGGCGCATATGCTTCTGAAAGTCTGAGCGCTTACAGCAACAGCATTGTTAGCACACCGACATATTTTGCTTTTGCAAAAGGCGCCGGGCTTATGGGGGAGGCGGGGCCGGAAGCCATTATGCCATTGACACGATCAGCTGATGGTTCGCTGGGTGTTCGCATGGTTGGTACTCAGGGGGCTACATCAGGCGGCGGTGATACGATTATTCATCAGCATTTCTCTATTTCCGGTAACGGAGACGCTGCACTGAAACAGGCTATGCAGGAAGCTGCACGACAGGGAGCTAATGATGGTGCGAAACAGGCGCGTCAGGATTTGCTTCAGGACTTCTCTAATAGAGGTCAGGCAAGGCGACTACTTGGCGTGTAATGCACTATTAATATTCATTAAGCCGAAAGGCGGGAGACAGTTATGACTTTAGAAGAACGAGTTGAAGTGCTGGAAAAGTCGCTTTTGCGTATGCGCCAGGCCAATAATGAGATTAACTGTGCGATTGATGAACTCAGTGCTTCTGTTCGACAGCAACTGAAAGTTAATGATAATGGACTTCAGGAGCGGGGCGACAAAGTTACATTAGCAGATGGCGGTATTACTGTTCATCTTAAAGGGGGAGGGGTTATTGTTATTAACTGTTTTAGTTCCCCTGTAAGCGAATCAGATAAATTACGCCAGGCAATGGAGAAAGCCGCTACTGCTGGTGCGGAGGCGGCTATGAAACAAATACATCAAGACTTTATTTCTCGTGGACCACTACGCCGATTACTTGACTGAGGCGGAATATAATCCATTGAGGTACTGATTAACTTCTTTTTCAAGATCCACGAGAGTGCGACTCTTCGCATCCTTAATGTATATATGATTGGTGATGCTTTCTCCGTGCTCACCATAAACGGTAAATCTGACATTTGGATCCCCGGCTTCTGGTTCGTAATCACCTGGCATTCCAATGTGTAGCAGTTGCACTTTAGACAGGTAAAACTTCATTTTATTTCCTTATCCAGAGGTAATCAGCTATCCCTCCTTAATCTGAGTGCGTCAATGTCCCACCACTGACGGGCTGAGTAACAACCATAACCAGGTATGTAAATCAGTAACATCCTGACAAATGATCAGTAGCGCCGCCGTGCGCAGAATAATGCAGGAGAATCTATGGCTGTACTCGAATGGCCGGAAGATGTCTGTCCCGCGTCGCTGACCTGGCGACCGGAGAGTAATACCAAAACTTTTCGTTCCCCCTTCAATGGCTCATCGCAGACAGCACGCTTTCCCGGTACCCGCTGGGTCTGTTCCCTGACCTTTAATAACCTGACAGATGAAAAATCCAGACGTATTGATGCTCTGGTGGCTTCACTCGATGGCGAGTATGGCAGGGTAAAAGTTCGTGACTGGGGGAGAAGTGGCAGAACACCTGCTGGAACGCCAGTTGTTGATGGCGCTAATCAGACCGGAACCCAGCTTCAGAGTAAGGGCTGGACACCAGGAACGGTGGTGCTCAGACAGGGCGATTATTTCACTGTTAACGACGAGCTGAAGATGGTCACAGCTGATGTGACGAGTGCAGCGAACGGTACCGCAATGATTGCATTTGCTCCGATGTTGCGTGGTTCGCCGCCTGCTAATGCGGCCATTGAGGTCGCGAAACCTTACGGAATTTTCAAACTGAAGGACAACCAGCAGGGTGCAGGTAACCGTGTGCCGGGTGTTTTTACCAGTTACACGCTGGAGCTTGAGGAGGCATTTTAATGCTGTATTCCCCCTTTTCGGATTCGATGGTGGACTGGTTATCCCGCGACAGGGTGACGGTCGCGATCGCCGCTAATATTCAGTTTGAATCCGGTACCGTCTATGTGCATTCCGGTACCGGGACACTGGTTCTCGGCGGCTATGTCTATTACGGCATGGGGCGCATGGGTTCTGTTGATGATGCCAGTGAAACCAGCACGACCAGCCCCACGCAGGTCAAAATGACCCTTTCAGGTCTGGATATGGCCCTCTTTGCCACCACGCTGAATGAGCGATGCGTGGGCAGAAATGCCGAAATTTATCTGGTGGCCATGGATGATAGCGGTGTTGTCCAGGTTGCCGATCTCCTGTTTAAAGGGCGGGTATCCAGTACGGGGGCGACTGCTGGCGGGACGAACGCCCTGCAGTACACCATCAGTAATATTTTTGAAGACTGGCAGCGTCCTTTCCCCGATCGTTATACCGATGAATCGCAGCAGGCTGCTTATCCCGGTGACCGCATATTCCGGTATGTGGCTCAGATGTCAGAACGTTCTATTTACTGGGGCAGTAAAAAAGATGCGCCAGGATTTACCTATAAGTGAGGAAGCATGAAGCATCCGGACTGGCATAACAGATTAATCACTGTAATAAGGGCCGCTGAAAAGCGGCCTTTTTTATGGGGCAGTCATGACTGCTGCCTGTTCGCGGCGGACTGCGCTCAGGCCATGTGCGGCGAGGATTTTGCGGCAGGCTGGCGCGGAACCTACGACAGCGAGCATGGAGCTAAAAAGGCGATATTGCGCGGTGGCGGTTCGCTTGAAAAGGTGCTGGCCCGTTATCTCGATGAGGTGCCAGTGAAGCTGGCGCAGCGAGGGGATATTGCCGTGGTTGAAAATGCCGATGCGCGATGTGCCGGGGTGGTGTATTCCGGTGTTGTGTGGGTGCCCGGCGAAAATGGTCTTGTCAGTCTGCGGGTTAAACCGCTGAGTGTCTGGAGGGTGCGTTAATGCCTGCTGCTGTTCCTATTGTTGCCACCATTGCTGCAGGTGTGGCGGCGGCAAATGAAATGTATGCCATCGCGATGGTTATTACCGTTGCCGCACAGATTGCCACTCAGGCGCTGACCAAGACCCCGTCGCTGAATTCCTACCGTGATACGTCAGAACGCAAACAGGTTCTGCGCGCTGCGGCCAGTGCCAAAACCGTTGTTTACGGTCGCTCAACGTCGGCGGGCACTCTGTTCTTTTCCGAAGAGCAGGCTGGCGAACAGGATGATGGCGAAATGCTGCATCTGGGCATTGCCCTGGCGGGGCATCCGTTATCCTGTGTACAGACTGTCTGGCTGGGTGATGAGCCGATCAGTAGCTATCCTGAGCATGCCTTTTTCGAGCTGCACACCAATCGCCAGACGGCGGACCCCTACATGCTGGAAAACTGCCCGTCATGGAAAGAAGACATGATCGGGAAAGGGATCACCTGGCTGCGTGTATCCCTGAAATTCAATGCTGAAAAATTCCCGGCAGGCATCCCTAACATCAAGGTCGAAAAGCAGGGTCGGGCTATTTACGACCCGCGTACCGGACTGACGGGTTACAGCAATAATGCGGCGCTGGTTATCCTGGACTATTACCGCAATTACCTGAAAGTACCCGACACCGATATTCTCTGGGACCAGTTTCAGGAAGCGGCGAACATCTGTGATGAGGATGTGATTACTGGCGGTAATACCGTTGAGAAGCGTTACACGATTAACGGTGAGTTCGATCTCAGTGAAAACAAGGTCAGTATTCTGGAGGGAATGCTGGCGGCATGTGCCGGGGATGTAACATATACCGCGGGTAAACATGGCCTTCTGGTTGGGGCATACTACGGCCCCGCGACAGAGGTGATCACTGAGAGCCAGCTGGCCGGTGATATCGAAATCATGCCAGAAGTCTCTCAGGCGGAACGTGTTAACACTATCAAGGGGACATTTGTCGATCCGCAGCAGGGCTATACCGAAGCGGATTTCCCTTCTGTGTCTGTCAGTGAATGGGTGACGGAAGATGGCGTGGAAATATCGCAGGATATGAAGCTGCGATTTGTGACCTCTGAATTTCAGGCCCAGCGTCTGGCTGACGTGAAGTTAAAGCGCACCCGCATCGCCAGAACCATGAACGTTACGTTAAACCTGAGCGGGTACCGTTACCGCCCGGGAATGTATGTGAAGGTGAATTTCCCGTCTATCGGTATCGTGAATGTTGAGATGCGGGTAACTGACTGGAAGTTCGGCGTTCAGAATGGCGTGCAACTGACTCTGAAGCAGGAAACGGCAGATGTCTGGGGGGATGCCATAGGTAAACCGATCGAGCGACCGCCGTTCACTCAGTTGCCATCCGGTGGGGTGGCGCAGCCGCAGAATCTGAAATACACCGTGGAGGAAATTGGACAGGTTGTACAGGGCATTCTGTCATGGCAGAACATCGGGCAGGTGGTCTACAACAAGGTGGTCATTCGCCGCAATGGTCAGATGGTTATGTCCGTCCAGGTTCCGGGGACGTTCACGCGTCTTACCGGGTTACCGAAAAATACTTACACAGCCCACGTTATTGCCGTAAACCAGATGGGGGCAGAATCGCCAGAAGGATATCTGGAATTCAGCATTGAAGCCCCGCCAGCACCTTCCCATGTTGATATTGAGCAGGGATTCTTTGCCGTCACGCTGATCCCGCGTCTGGCGGCGATCACTAATGTTTCCACACAGTTCGATTTCTGGACGTCAGGCGAAACGAAACTGCCAAATACCTCAACAGCCACGGTGGAAGGGAGTGCCAGCTGCGAAGGCATGGGAACCACATGGACAAGCAATCAGCTACAGGTTGGACATACCTATTACTGGTACATCAGAACGGTTAACGCCTTTGGTGCATCCGGTTTTATCGAAGTGCCGGCGCTGTGCTCTATGGATACGGGCGGGCTGATTGACATCATAGATGATCAGATTCAGAACTCTGACGCGTTCCAGAATATTAAGGCCGGGGTTGATACTAACCTGGAAGGTATTATGGAAAATGCGCTGGCGAATCATGGAACGGTCCAGCGTCAGTTTGAACAGTACGGTGAAGTTAAAGCTGAAATTATGACGGTCAGGACAACAGTGGCAAATCTGGATGGTGCATTTGCTGAACTGGCTGATTATGTACAGGCGCAAATTGGTCCTGATGGACAGTTAATGGCTGCTGTAAACCAGAAGATGACAGCTGAAGTAAAAAGTGACGGAACAGCCAAAGCCTCTTACACCCTGAATATGGGTATTGTCAGGAACGGTGTGAAATATAATACCGGTTTCGGCATGTCCATTGAGCCGGACGGCAGCGGGTATAAATCCACAGTTGTATTTGCCGCCGATCAGTTCGGTATCTATTCCGGTAATAACCCCGGTAACTGGGAGGCTGCATTCTTTGTCTATAACGGTCAGGTATTTATTCGTAGTGCATTGATTCAGGAAGCATCCATAGATTTCGGAAAAATAACTGATTCTCTTCAGTCGTCAAATTTTATTTCCGGTGGTGGCGGGCGCGGCTGGAATTTACCTAAAACGGGGAATGCTGAATTTCATGGAAAGCTTTATGCCGACAGCGGGGAGTTCGCATTTAACGGATTAAATAATGTTGTGAGGATAGATGGAAACGGGTTGACGGTTAATTTGCCTGGTGGAGGAAAAGTTGTTGTCGGGAGGTGGACATAATGCCGGAGGGGATTCTGATTGACTACAATGACGGGCGCCCAGCCATGGCAATAACTGCTGGGCTTCGCGCTCCGTCTTTATGCGGTGAGTTAAGCATTAATAACCTGGTTCCTTCCGCAGCCCGCATAATTAACTTTGATATCAAGAGCACGCCGGGTTCACAGGTAATATTCATACCAAAAAGCGTGATTGATTATAACGATGTCACGTTCGTGCCACAGTTTTATTATGTTACTGAGTTCGGACTAAATAATCAGAACTCAGCATATATAAAATATGGAACCATCAATGGGACCAGCGGCAACCGGCTTACCAGCTTCTCAGGAACTGTTATGGAGATTATGCCAGCCAGTGCGGGTAGTGTGGGTATCCTCGTTGAAAACTCCACCGACTTCACGGCAATACCTGACAACGCAAGACTGATGACGGCGCAATATGTCGGGCGTGTAACTGTTGATGGCTATTTGCCACTTCCCGTCCAGGGGATACCTTTCGGGCGATGGGATAATGCCGGGGTATCAGTGGCATTCGACGGGTCAGGGCTGGTTTGCCGTAATATTCAGTATGATGGCAGGGATGATTTGGAGGGGAAGGTCGATATTGATCTTGTTATTTTTAATAACACGCCACCAGTAGCGGGGCATGGAATAACGATGACCAATAGTGCAGGGCAGGTAACGTTTTCCACTCAAAAACGTCCTTTTGTTTACCGTAACAGTATTTACCTGTCGCAGGATTTTAAGGATATAGGACAAGGTTTTTTCCCCATAATACGAAGCGGCATGGGAAGCCGTTTTATCGGAGGATATAACAATGTCAGGTACAACGGAATTGTAATGTCAGGGGGGCGCGTCAGAAGCGAACGTAATGCCGTGTTCGGAAATTACGCATCCACTGCGGGTAACTTCTCTTTCTACAGAGATGTGACCACGCCACTTCCCGTTATCCCAAATATGTATTGAGGAAAAATCTATGTCCGCAGGAACACTCACCCTGACGAATAACTCTGCTGCTGTTTCCGGCAGCGGAACAGCATTTACTACAGAACTGGCGGGCGGTGATTTCGCTGTCGTTACAGTGGGCGGTATTCCTTACACCCTCCAGGTTAAGACCGTCAACAGCAATACATCATTGACACTGGTGAGCAATTTCACCGGACCAACGCAGTCAGGTGCAGCCTGGTCTGCCGTCCCGCGTGTAGCACTGAATATGGTTACCTCCGCGCTGGTGACTCAGAGTGCGGAAGCACTGCGTGGACTGAATTATGACAAACAGAATTGGCAGCAGGTATTCAGCGGTGCCGGAACCATTACCGTAAGGCTGCCAGACGGCACTACCTTCACCGGCCCGTCATGGAAATACTTGGCCGATAATATGGCCACAAAAATAAATGGGGCTGTTCCTTTAGATCAGGGTGGGCTCGGATCAACGACCCCAGAAGGGGGGAGAAAAACTCTAGGCCTCGGAAGTGCTGCCACGGCCAATGCAACTATAGATAAATTAATGCCTGGCGTTAACTCAGAGAATCTTTTTAACGCAAAATCTATAGGGATGACAGTAGCGCGTCATATAGATAATTTCTCTGATACAACCTTAATTGGTTTTGGCCGCTACACTGGCAGTACAATAAATAAACCGCAGGGGCAGGGTGTAGGCTTGCAATTGCAGTTTGACACCACCCCATCGACTACGTGGTTTGTATGGACAACTGATGGCCGGGCATTTATTCAGACGGCACATGCACAGAACGGGACCTACAATTGGCATGAAGTTTACACGACGGCAAATACGACGAAATCCAGTGACGGTACTTTGAAGTCCGCCTCTCCGGTCGCCCGTATTGTCAAATCGCAGGAAGAAAACCAGCGTATGGATGTGGATAAAAATGGCTTTGCATGGTGTGGATGCGGCACAGCAAACGAAGAAGCTGAAGGTATCAGTATTTCACGTCAGGAAACCGGAGTGTATGTGCTTACCGGTTCGTCTGGCCTGGCATCACAAGGCTGGCAGTTGATTCCACCAATGGACCCAGGAGGTATGGGTGAACTTGGCATTGTCGAAGGAGAAGAGACGGAAAGCGGCGAAATCACGATCCGCCTGTTCAGGCGTAAATACATGATGATTGATGACGGCGAAATTATAAAAGTCAAAGGCGAGCCGATCGACGTCCCGGTCTGCAGTTGGATCGATGTTCGTATGGATATGCCAGAAGACAGCGCCTGGAACCGGAAGCAGGCAGAAGCAAACAATGGCTCCGATATACCGGATGGGGCCGGGATCTGAAAGTTGACGCAACCACGCCGTATGCAAGAGCATGGCAGCGACCGACTGGCGAACGTTCGATAGTGCGAGTATTGAATGATTGCCAGTCACGGCGGATTGTACTTAAGCAATATGATGGCTCAAGACGTTTAATCTGAAACCAGCCACATATCAGCCTCTTCAAACATTTCCTGAACAGTACGGCTTATCTGTTCTTTCTCATGCTTGCTGGCGTCAGTGTTGATTGCCGGCAGTGTCATCATCGGTTTAACCCGAACATCAGCATCGGGGAAAATCTGGTGCACCCGCTTCGTCAGTTCGGCCAGAATGATTTCTCTGGCCCCTTCGAGTCCTTCAACATTACGCTTGTCATAAACCAGTTCTACGAACAT